CTATCTGGTCGGGGTTCACCCTAAAAGGTTGCCCCATCGCTGTCTGTTCTCTCTCCAACGCATTTGCGCGAGAGACGGCTGCCACAGCGAGAAGACCGGAGTACGGTCTCGAACGAGTCCTTACTCCAGATAGTTGATCAAAGAAGAGCTTGGCCACCGCCTATCTGATAAAGAAGGCGGTTGAGATAGGAGCGCTAACCGGCGCCTTGCTATGCAAGGTCCAGGGAGCCCCTATCGATGAGAGAGTTTCAGATCTCTTGTCATGGAAATCTACCAAGAAATCCATTCCCATAATCTGATAGTCCCACTGGTAGACTCCGAGGGGAATCCCCCCTCTGTAACCTACTGGCAGATGAGTACCTCTCTGCTTATCCAGGCCCAGGTCAGCTCTCTTTCGAGAGAGACCCTCGGCTCGGACAGGTGTGACCCTGTCGTTGCTACTAGGAGAACACTGTCGCCCACTTTTCCTCAATATTGTTTCTTAGCATACCGACCTAACTGATAGGAAGTTACACTGGGATCGCCCCGTTGGAATTCACCGGATTTACGGTTATCAACTACGATCCTTGCTCAGCTTTATTCGGGCAGAGAGGTAACGACCTCGCCACCGGACAACCTAACATGAATAGATCGGCACACGTCCGAAGCAATACCACAAGATATCTCTATCTTGCGGGAAAGCCTGACGACAATGTGCAGAATATTTAAAAGTTACATCCCCCCAACTCCTTCATACTGTGACTGTTTCCCTTCGGGGCCCAGCCAGGAGAGGTTTTGCCTATCCAGGGGTATCCTATGTTCACCATCACCCTAATCCATTACCTTATTTCCTAAGTTGGGGACCAGAGCTAGATGAGTACTCGTGAGACTTATTTGGACGAACGTCATGACTTCAGGGCATCCAAAGAGATGCTCTTACCAGATGGCTTCCCCGTAAAAGGGGCCGTCATATGGTCTGAAGTACGACCAAAATCGAAACCAAACTTGTCTCTAGGCTTGTCTACCGGAGGCCCTTCTGAAGAGAAGGATGCCCCGAAATTCGCCGCAAAGTTACGCACAGGATCCTTAACAGGACGACGTGTGAACTTCAAGACGGATAACGGAACAGTATCTAACTCGAAAGAATCTTTTCGACCTTTCTTCTCAAACGGCATATCAAACACACTCTTTACCAGAGTGCATCTCTTAATAGACTCGACGAGTTTACCAAGAGAGTAATTTGATACGTCCATTCTTCGCAGCAGATCAATCTTAAGCATAGGGCCAAAAAAGACCTTCTCCACAAGATTAATCAGCTCCGGAGAGTTAGCTCCACCGGCTGCCTGACAGATGGCAGACGCCAATTTTACATGGCTATCAAGGGGACACGATTTCAATATCGATTCTCGCTGGTCCATAAGGGCCAAACGGTACTCGTTCTCTAATTTCATAGCAGACCTAGACCATAAAAGATCTACGTCCACCTTCCCCTCCTTATACCACTGTCCGACATACGCCGCTATAGTACGTACAGGAAGACCTTTAGAAACCAAACTAGAGCCTCTTCACTCCAGCTTAGTCCCTTCAAGGAACCAGGGCACTATCACCCTCCAGTCGGCTTTACCTGAAAGTAAAGCCACCAGGAAGAATGATATGACCCCGATATGGTCCTTCTCAGGACGTCTATCTCAGACAGCTTTCGCAGTCACGAGATTAAAGAAACGTCCAAAGAGACCCCTACGTCTAGACAGCCAGTCAATTATGGCCAACTGTCCAGGATAGGAGTCCTGAGCGTGGAACATCTTCCAACTAAGAGGAGAGCAATCACGCCCATCGACCGAGGTTCTTTTCGCGAACTCCACCACTTGATGTGATGAAGCCGGTACTGAAACCACCGACTTAGAAACGTTAATTGGCACTCCCAATAGCCCCATGACCTGTAGGTAGGTAGAAGCAAGCAGAGGGTCGAAAATGACTATGTCATCCCCGAGCACCTCATACCTGTCCTCCCACTTACGTGTCCCAACCGGCTGAGGGTAAGCCTTCATCGAGCAATACTGCATCACCATATGATGTGTGATAGCTAGCATAGCCCAACTTGACAGTGCCCCCATCGGCTGACCGACGGAATAAGTAAGGGCCCCTTCAGGGACTCCATACTCATTCTTCGGAACCACATACTTACGATCCACC